ATAATATATCTGCCAGAGAAATACTGGCTGCGGTAATCCCCTTTGGTAGGTTCAGGATTAGCGGCGATAGGAACCTACCAAATTTCTATGTTAAAATGACTATGAAATATTTTATTTTATTATTTCTTTTTTCTTCTCCTGCTATCGCACAGGAAGAGGTGAGTCAGTATCAAGTTTGTGTAGATGAGGTTCGTAGTAGAGGAGGTGATGCATGGGCAGCACGTAATAAACGAATACCTACTGAGGATTGTTGTCCATTTGAAGCAGCACCTGGTGAGAGTAGGTGGTGTGATGACGTTTAAGTGTGGTTGGATGAAGGATAACTGGGAACTTTGGGCCGTTCCGGTTGTTCTTATGGGAGTGTTAATTTTTATTGGAACTTTGCATTCATATCAACACCAATATGGAAATGCTCATGGTCAACAAGATGTTTGTAAAAAAAGATGATGATTAGTACTACTTTTATTGTAGATGATGAGGGTCTTCTTACTTTTCCTCCTGAACTTTTAAAAGAAATTGGATGGGAAGTAGGAGATTCTTTAGAGTGGATTGATAATGAGGATGGTTCTTTTACTTTACGTAAGATACCTATATAATATAACTTAATAAAACTTAAAATGACCGTTACGACTGAAGATGGAAATCGTCAGAATATATTTGCTAAAGAACCATCTATGAAAGTAGTTGATAATGATCATGCTGTAGGGTTATTAAGTTTTTCTTTACTGACTGGTGGATTAGTAGGGTCTGTAGTTCTCCTTTCAAAATTAGGATTAGTTTAATGTCAGATCTCCAACTGGCTTTGTTATTTCCTTATATTCCATTTCTAGGTTTGATCATTGCGTTTGTACTAGTAGAGTTAGTTACTGGTGGCAATGATGAAGACGATGATAATGGGCCAGATGATGGCATAATGATTCCCGCATATGTTCCCGCTTCTAATCCAGCATGACACAAACATTATTAATTTTTATGTCATTTTTGAACTTTATGTTCTATCCATTGGTCATTGCGACCATCATTGCTGTTATAATAGAACAGGTGATAAGGAGGTTTGCAGATTCAGATCCACAGTCTGTTGATGATACCCGTGATATTCGTATCTCTATGGGTATTAGGAAGTATCTTTACAGACAAGCATGGATTGTTAATCTACTATGGTTATTGGGATATTTTATACTTATGTTTACTGTAGGGAGGCAAGCACCACAAGCAATGCCTGATATGATTTGGCAAGGTGGAATTGCTTGATAAAACTTAATATTTAATATATACTTCTGTTCTAAACATTCAACTAAATGATTTTTGAATTCTTATCAGCAATGTCCGTTGCTTCTCCTCCTTCTCCTATATGGAAATGTGAAGGGTGTACTCCTGAGGAGAAAATTACACTAGCATACATTCAAGAGAGAACAAATATTACTGATAGAAATGCTCTTGCTACCATTATGGGTAACATTAAGCAAGAGAGTCAGTTTAAATCTAATATCTGTGAGGGTGGCGCAAGAGTTTCTTATAAGCAATGTTATAGTGGTGGATATGGTATAATCCAATGGACTACTGCTGGTCGTTATAGAAATCTTGGAAAGTTTTGTACGAACTATGGATGTGATCCTAGTTCATTAGACGGACAACTTCGTTATATGATTAATGAAAATATTTTCCAGACACAACTTCCTTATTTTGAAGGTAGTGGTATGACTGTTAGTTATTATATGAATGCTGCCTATCGTTGGTTAGGGTGGGGCATTCATGGTGCTAGAACTAACTATGCATATGATTACACAAAGAAATTTACTTTCTCATGACTACCTATTCAGATTCATTATTAAAAGCTACAGAGGATTGGAGATACTCTAATCCTAAAATGCAAGTTAGAGAGCAAGCATTAGGAATTCTTTTGAAGCGTTTTGGATCTGAGTTGAATGAAAATAATGAACCAAAGTATAGTAATCAATCCATTTATGAATGTGTTCATGATTGGGTTTCACAAGGTAATATGAGAACAGATGGTATTATCAAATATTATCAAGCATATTATGCTACTAAATAAATTCACTCGTTAAAATAAAATGCAAAAATTAGTTAATGTACTTGCTGTTGCGTCTTTCGCTGTATCTGGTGCCGTTGTTGTTAGTGGCGTATATGTATATGTCAACAGGGATTCCATCATTGATGGAGTTAAATCTCAGGTTATGGAAGCAGTTACTGGATCTCTTGGAGGTGCTTTAGGTGGTGGACTTGGTGGATTGGCTGGTGGATCTGAAGGACTTCCTGTTGGAGGTGGTGCATTAGTTCCAGAGGTAGGATCTGGTATTCCTAGTGGTGGTTTTAGTGCTGGTTCGGCTTCCGCTTTCCCTTTTTGATAAATGAAAAAAATATTACTGTCTCTCTTGGCAGGGGTCTCCATCACTGGATGCACTTCTGCTTCTGCTTCGTATGATCTGCAAGTAGAAGATCATTTTACGAATGGTTCAATGGGGTGCATGATGATGAGAGAATGCACTAAAGATGTTAAAGAAGTTACATCTATTAAAGATATTGCGGAATATCAGAAAACAGATCATAAACTTATTAAGAATGAATTTAATGATCTTGTAAAGGCATTAAATGAAGTTGGTGTTAATGTATATGTCGCACCTCAATATTATTTTTTAGTTGGTACAAGAGGTGTATATTATACTGCTGGTAATGATATCTTTTTAAACTCTTATTTGACAAAGCGTAGTAGTACTTTAATCTCTGTATTGAGACATGAGGGGTGGCATACTGCTCAGGATTGTATGGCAGGTGAGATTGAAAATAATTTCCTTGCTATTATATTCCCTGAAGAAGATATTCCTATGGTATTACAAAATCTTGTTAAAAATACATATGGTGATCCAGAGAGAAGAGCATCTATTATTTGGGAAAAGGAAGCATACTGGGCAGGACACACGGATGGGATGACTCAGAAGGCACTTGAAGTATGTGCTGGTGGTAATATGTGGGAAACATATAAACCTACTCCATTAACAAAAAAGTATCTTGTTAAGGAGGGTTATATTAAAGAGTGATACCTATTATTGTTGAGGAACCAATTACTTGGGATAAAATTGAGGTTCCTCCTGCGATAGTAAGAGAGTGTGTTGATTTTACTCAGCAAGATCCATATAGTGAGGATAACACATCAAAACTTATCCTCTTAGATTGTTATTGGTTTAAGATGGGGTATTATAATGATGAAGGATTGATAAATATTAATTCTATTCCAGTAATACCTTATTATAAATAGCAAGAGTTGCTTTTTAATTTATGCCTGACGAAGTAAAGGAAGAAGTCAAAGCAGATATTCAGGAACCTGAAGAAACTGCAAAGAAAGATAAGAAGAAAACTGCGTTAGGTAAATTAAGGGATAAGATTCTCCCTGATACAGATGAACAGGCAGCAATCATCTCAACGATGGTTAGGATTACTGTGCTGGCATGGTCTGGAGGAATACTAACATTAAATTATGTTTCCATTCCTGGGATACCACAACAAAAGATTGACCCGACTTTCATAGCCTCAGTTTTCACTGGAGTTTTAGCTAGCTTTGGTATTCAGACAGCATCTAAGAAGGGTGACGGCACCATGAAGATGGATAAGAGTGGTCAACCTACTAATGGTGCGGTAACTAAGCAGGAGATGGAACAGATGATGACAAAGGCTAGTGCTGGTCCTGTTCAAACTATTAGAATCGAACAAGCTCCTTTAAAAATTGTTACTACTGGGGATAGTGAACCTCCCGTAAATCCTACTGTATAATATGATAAAATTATTTAAATTGATTGTAAGGTGGTTGGACATATCAGTTCATGAACCTTGGAAAAAAGATGAGGAAGAGTTGTAATGAACAAATTTATTCTGCCTGCATTGGCAGCGATGATACTGCTGGTCCCACAACCAGCAGACGCATGGAATCAAAGGAGACGGAATCCATGGGCAGATTTTGGAACTAACATAGCATTTCCTTTGGTCTTTACTATTATTCTGTGTGGTGGATTACACTACACTTGGCCCGTTAACTATAAGGGAAATGGGGGCAATAGATGAACTTAATATGATGGAATGGCCACCATATAGTTCTATATACTTTGCAAAAGACATACCAACATCACCT